TGTTTTAAATGTAATTAAAGGTTTAGTAACAGCATATTTCAATATGTATAAAACAGTAATTATTACAGTCTTAAATGTAATAAAAACTGTTATCAGTACTATCTGGAATGCAATCAAAACAGTATTTAGTACTGTTTTAAATGTAATTAAAGGTTTAGTAACAGCATATTTCAATATGTATAAAACAATAATTAATACAGTCTTAAATGTAATAAAAACTGTTATCAGCACTATCTGGAATGGAATAAAATCAGTATTCAGTACTGTTTTAAATGTAATTAAAGGTTTAGTAACAGCATATTTCAATATGTATAAAACAATAATTAATACAGTCTTAAATGTAATAAAAACTGTTATCAGCACTATCTGGAATGGAATAAAATCAGTATTCAGTACTGTTTTAAATGGCATAAAAACTGTTGTTACAGCACAGTTTAATGCATATAAGTCAACTATAAACTCTATTTTAAACGGAATAAAATCCGTTGTTACTAGTGTATGGAATGCAATAAAAGGTGTATTCTCTAATGTTCTTGGAAGTATAGGTAGTGTAGTTTCAAATAAATTCAATAGTGTAAAAAATACTATATCTAATGTAATGAATAGTGCAAAAAATATAGTTTCAAATGCATTAAATAAAATTAAAGGATTCTTTTCTGGTTGTCATTTAAGTTTACCAAGAGTTAAAGTCCCATCTTTTAGCATAAGCGGTAAACTATCACTTAATCCTCCAAGTGTACCTCATATAAGTGTTAACTGGAGATATTTAGCTAAAGGTGGTATATTAACAAATCCGACATTATTTGGAATGAGTGGGAATACTGGACTAATTGGAGGGGAAGCAGGGCATGAAGCAATACTTCCGCTAGATAATTTTTATAATTATTTAGATTCTAAGTTAGATAAATATATGCAAGAAGATAACACAGCAAATGAAGTAAGAAGATTATCAAATATGGTATCAAAATTAGAACTAAGACTAGACATAGATGGAAGAGAATTTACGAGAACCGCAATAGCGCCAAATCAAGATGAACTAGATGATTACAATACAACTAGAAATATGAAATTAAAATACTAAGTAAAAGGAGGGGAAAATGGAAAAGAAATTAATATTTAATAATATTTGCTCAGAAGAATTAGGAATAATAGTAGTAGAAGGCCCTCCAGAAGTATTAGCACAAGAAGAATATGAAGAAATAATCATAGAAGGCAGAAATGGAACATTAATAGAAAATAAAGGAACTTTTCCTAATATAGAAAAAAGTTTTATATTAACAACTATAGATTTAGACCAGGATATAGATCTTATGGTAGAAAAAATAAAAACATGGCTTTTTAATATAAAAGATAATAAATTACTATATGCTATTCCAAATAGATATAATATTGTAAAAAAAGTTATTATAGAAGAAGATATAAAAACGACATTCGAAGAATATGGAGACTTTAAAATTAAATTTTTATGTGAACCATTTTATTATAACTTACTAGAGAAGGATATAACAATAACAGAAAAAGAGACGAAAGTTTACAATAAAGGAGACTTTAAAAGTAGTCCTAAAATAGTTATATATGGTACAGGGGATATAAAAGTAACAATTAATAATACTGCTATACAAGTAAATAATGTAGAAGATAGAGTTTTGCTAGATAGCAAACTTTTTTTATGCCTAGATAAAGATAATAACAGCAAAAGTATAGATATGATAGGAAATTTTCCTACTTTAGATGTAGGAGAAAACACTATAACATGGACAGGAAATATAACTAAATTAGAAATTAGTCCAAGGATTATATATAGATAAGGGGGAGTATTAATGAGTAATATAGTAAAAATATGTATTTTTAATAAAGATACTCCCAAAAGTACGGTTATTTTAAGTAATGGGGATGCAATACTTGATAATATTTGTACAAGTTGCAAGGTTACAGAAAATTTAGAGGGGACATATGAATTAGATGCAGAATTTATAATTGACGACAAAGGATTATGGGAATATCTACAAGAAGAAGCAATATTGAAGGTAAAGGTTGATTATGGTGATGAATATTTCAGGATTATAAAACCAAGAAAAACACGAACTAGAGTAATCATATATGCTGTACAAGTTACTATATATGAAACTATACATTTATGGCTTAATGATGTAAGGCCCACTGGATTAAATGGAACAGCAGCAATAAACTGGATATTAGATGGGGCAGTAGGAGTCAAAGAATTAGAAGTGTATTCTAATATATCTACATCAAACACCGCTTATTATGAAAATATAAATATGTATAAAGCGATACATGATTGTGATCAATCATTCCTCAATCGCTGGGGTGGAGAAATACAAAGAAGAGGATATCTTTTAAAAATACTTGATAAAGTAGGAAAAGATAGAGGGGTACAAATAAAGTCATGCAAAAATTTAAAAGGATTTGAAGCTAATACAAATGTAGATAGTATTACAACTAGAATTAAACCAAAAGGCAATAATGGAATAACCATTGATGGTTTTATAGATAGCCCCATAATAAATAATTATGCTAGAGCTTATACTAAAGAATTTACTTACAATGATGTAAAAGTAAAGTCTGCAGATGATGAAACAGAAGGATTTAGTACATTGGAAGAAGCTCAAGCGGAACTAAAAAGGTTAGCGCAATTAGAATATACAGAAAATAAAGTAGATATTATAAGTGCTGATTACACTATAGATTTTGTGGATTTAAGTCAAACCGAAGAATATAAAAACTACATAAAAGCTGAAAGAGTTTATATAGGAGATAAAGTTTCAGTTTTTGAAAGCAAATTGAATATAAATGTAGTTGTAAGGGCAATAGAAAGAAATTATAATGTTTTAACACAGAAAGTAGAAGAAATAAAATTATCAAATAAGGATATAGGCAGAAAATCTATAAATGATGTGATGATTGATATTTCAAAGGAAATAGAAAAAAATGATAATTCAATTGAAAAATGGATACAAAGTTTTATAAATGCAGGTATAAAAGATAGTTATGTGTTCTATAACAAAGAAGAATTAATAGTCTGCGATAGTCCTACCATAGAAGAAGCTATACATGTATGGAGATTTAATAAAAACGGATTGGCCCATAGTGCTAATGGTTACCAAGGACCGTATGATATTGCATTAACTGCAGATGGAAAAGTAAATGCAAACATGATATTAGCAGGTATGCTAAAAGGCCAATATATAGATGCTAGAAATATAACTGTTCCAGACGGAAACGGAGATATTACATTCTCTGTATCAAGCGATGGTAAAGTGCGTATAAATGAAGGGGCAATACAGCTAGATGAGGAAGGCATTCAGATTTTCCATAAGAGCCAAAATGAATCCCTTGTAGGTAGGACAGTAATGGACGAGGAAGGTTTTAGAATATTAGACAAAGACGGGAATGAATTAGCAGATATAGGTTCTCAAGGATCACACTTTGCAAATTTATCTGTAGATGGTGATTTTAGGCACTATCCTACAGCACAAATTATAGACCGCCAACCTAATTGGAACGCAGATTATTATGTGGCAAAAATTGCAACTGGAGATGGCACAGGCAGGGATGAAGAAAACAAAGCAGACAGTCTACAAACTGTATTTGGATATATGAAATCTCAAGGATGTATGTTTTTTAACAAGTTAACTATAAATATAGAGGCAGGTGTTAGAATAAGAGAAAAGATAGTCCTCAGAGACTTTCACGGAACACTTATACAAATAAGTTTAGGCAAAGATGCAGTACTAAGACTAAAAGAGGGAAGTGCTATAGAGGATAATTATTGTAGAATACAATTTTACGGAGATACAAATACAAATATACTAGACGATGATACAACATCTGAAAAAATAAACAAGTTACCATGCATAGAAGTGGAGGGTGATAATGGAATAAGACTTGCAAGTAGTTCTTATGTTCAATTTGGCTGGATGAGACTAAGAGGAAAAGATAATAACAGCTATTTTGCAAATTTATACACAGGAGCTAATTTACATGTGGTATCCTGTGATATTTCAAATGTAAAAGCTCCAGCCTATGTAGACTCTACATCTAGGTTTACAATATCTTATTGTAGAGGGAATGTAGAAAAATTAGCTTATGCAGTAGGTGGAGCTATGATATCGAAATCTGTTCAAGTTCCAAAACATATAAATGATAGTGAAATATATTATCCGGCAGTCGACCTATCTGGTGGATTAGCAGGGCAACTTATACAATTTGACACTCTGTTCCAAGATACATACAGTAATGATACTGACACAAATACAATGAGAATCTTTCCTGCGATAAAACAATATACAGAAAGAGAAGGAGAAGGAACAGATGACACGGCTAATCTTCTTAATCTTGTAGGACAAGGAAAATTTAAGGAAGGATACAAGTCTCTACATGGCTATGCAACATTTGCAGAGATGGCTAGTAAAGATACTATAAAAGCTGATACACTTTCTGAATTTGCTGAGTCTAGAGAAAGTTATAAAATTTATATTAGAATGACGAGAGCTGATAATAATACTACTGCTCCAATACCAAGAGTTCGATTCCAACTAGAAAACGGTGAATATACAGCATATTATAAGTTAGACCCATTAACAAGCCCACTAACTGGAGATGGTTCAGGAACACAAATTACAGATTATAATGCAACTGAGGATAGAGAATTACCCGCAGAATTAGCAGATAAATTAGTTAAATTCGGGATTTATAGTATAGAATTCCAAGGAGATACCGTAGAAGAATATCTAATAGTAGACAATATCCGATTAGTTATAAAAGGTGCAGCGAAAAAAGGAGATAGTGGGAGCATAGACACTACAGAAGTGAAAGCAATAGGTAAAATATTAGCCAACGCCCTTAATGTAAGAAAAACTCCTGGGATAAATGGTGAATATGCTGGATTACTTGTAAATGGGGATACAGTAGAAATAGTAGGAGTTGACCCAAATACTGGATGGTACAAGATAAAATACAATGGTGAATATGCTTATATAACAAATAAATCTGAATATGTAGAAATAATCTCTGGTGATCCAAACGGTTCAACTACAGTTCAAAAAGTAGAAGTATTGGCAGAAAATCTTAATGTAAGAAGTGGAGGAAGTACAAGTTATAATTCTATTGGAATTGTAAGCAAAGGATTTGTTGCAGATATATTAGAGACAGATAAGGATACAGGTTGGTATAAAATTAGTTACAATGGTGAATATGGATGGATTACGAATAATACAACTTATGTGAAAGTAATTACTGGAACAGCAACAGTTATCCCAGAATTATATAATGGGGCAAAGGTCGCAGAATTTGCAGAAAGTTATTATAATGCAAGAAATAATTATACATCTGCGAAATCTTGGGACAATGGATTTACTTACGGAGAAACTACTCCTTGTAGTAGCACAGCAAGTGGTACTATGGGAGCAAATTATAGTATATGGGAAAAGTCTGCCCAAGGGAATTACTGGAAGATGATTGATGATTCTACATTATTATTACTATGTCTTATGGGTTATTCTTATTCAGATTCTCCATATGCAAATCTCGTTAATTTCAACAATTATAGAGCTAATATAATGGCGAAGAATAGTGAATATACAGGCGCTATAGTTCCTGCAAGTGGAACAACACTTGCGAGAACTTGTGCAGAAATTGCAAAATTCTTTTCAGATAGAGGACAAACAATTACTGTAAAAACTGATTATAGCAATATTCAAAAAGGGGATTTGATATTCTACGCAGGTAAGACTAGCAGTGGCAATTATATCTATCCAAATAGATGGAAATGTATATCCAACTGTGCTATATGCATAGGTCAAGATACAGATGGAAATGCTCAACTTATTACAGCTATGAGTAACCCTGGAGAGAAACACACAGATGGTTGGTTTGTGGGACTAAAAAAAGACCTTGTAAAAGACTATAATACTAACACAATAGTATTAGTAATACGACCAAGTACAAAAGTAACAAGTGGTGGTTCTTCTTCTAGTGGAGGGATAACAGGAGGTGGTTCTTCTAGTGGAGGAATTACTGTATCGAATATGCGTCAAACAATATGTGATACAGCAATGAAAATAGTAAATATGGGTACTAATCATACAGCTTGGTATTCTCAATATTGGAGAACAACAAGTCTTAACAGTATGGTAACTATTAAGGGAAAAGTTGAGACAGTAGGTGGAACAACATACTATCAACCTAGCTGGGTTCAAACAGGAGTGACATACGGATTTGATTGTAGCTCTTTGGTTGGCTGTTGCTATGAAAAGGCTGGAATGAGCTATATGAAAGGATTAACTTGTTCTATGGGAACATTGCAATCTACTGCAAAAGCACATGGAGCAACATTTTGGAGATATGCAGACAGTGGATTTACAAGGGCTAAGGCAGGAGACATTATTATGTTTGCTAATGACGGATACACCGTAACGACAAGCAACATGGCAACAGTAAGAACGCATCACACCGCTATATACATGGGGAATGGATATATTGCGGAGGCGAGTGGCTACAAGAAAGGCATTATTTACAGTAAGTATAATCTTAGCAAACAAGCCTTCTTTATAAGATTGCCTGAGTTAGACAAAGCGGATAGCGCAAGTTCTACAGGAGGGACAACTGTGAAAGAGGAATATGTTAACTGCTTTAATGAAAAAGGAACGATAGACGGCAAGAATTATATATACAAATTACACGATGCTAGATGTACTTGTTATGCAGCTACAGAAAGTAATAGTTCTGGACGAAGTGGACTCGGAACACACATGGGTAAAACAGTTGCAGCACAAAATATCCCGTATGGAACAAAAATATACATACCAGGTCTAAAGGGGCAAACTTGGACTAATGCAAACGGAACAAAAGTTACATTAGATGGTATATTTACGGTCACAGATAGTGGTATAGCTTGTTTTGACTTCGATATTGTAGCAGGAAGTACAAGCAGTGCTTGTTTTAGTAATTATTCAAATCCACAAAGATTTGATGTCTATATTTTAGAGTGGGGAACAAGTACAATACAAAATTATAGCTTTTCTGATACGTACAGAATTGCCTATAACAATGGTGTACTATCTAGATACAAATCAGCATTCAAAAATTATATTAGCAATGGTGGAGTTTTGATAAACCTACTTAAATTCTATAATGATGATGCAAATATAAGAAGTAGTACATATTGGAGCATATTAAACAGTTAAGAGGAGGTGCAACATGAGAGATTTTGATATAGATAGCGATTTGAAGCAAGAGAAATTTCAATCTCTTAAATTAGTGCAGGGAGATAGAGGAAATAAAATAAAAATTAATATCTATGAAGATGGGCAACCAGTAAGTTTAACTGGTTGCTCTGTTACTGCCAAATATAAAAGAGCAGACGGAGAGGTAGTAGACGGAACAGTAGAAAATAAAACAGATAATTATTTTTACGCTGTTATGAATAGTAATATAACGAAAGTAGCAGGAACTTTAAAAATGTTATTTAGCATTGAAAAAGATGATGTCAAAGTTAGTACTTTCCTATTGTTTGCAGATGTAAGAGAAGGCATAGGAGAAAATACAGGAAGCTCAGGAGGGGATACAGAAGTAACAGTAGATCTAGAAGATTACCAAAAGAAAATGGACAATGGATTAGAAACAAAAAATAAATACATTGTTGGAGCTATTAATGAGGTAAATTCGCAATGTAAAGAAAAGGCGAATACACAATACGTTAATGAAGAAATTGCAAAAGCTCAACTTGAAGGGGCTGGAGTAGATACATCTAATTTTATAGTTAACTCAGATTTGACAGCATTAGAAAATGAAGTTGGTTTCACAAGAACTAGATTAGATAACTTATTCATTAGTGATTTTAAAACGGCTCATACTGGTACATGGAGTGGTTCTCAAACAGCTAAAACTTCTAATATTAATAAATCTACTGTTTCTAAAGAATTTTTAAGTGGAAAATATTTCTGTGTCATTAATTTTGACCTAAATTTTAATGAAGAATTAACAAGTGTATCTCCCTATGTAAAATTAAATTTAAAGGGATCAGATTTCAATAATAATATAGATTTATCCAATGGAGGAATTATACCATCGAAGTATAGTTTGCAACAATACAACAATAATATATCATTATCATTCGTGACGGAATTTACGGAAACAAAAAATGCTTGGGTATCATTAAGTCTTGTTGGTTTAAATGAAAGTGCAACTAGAACTTACGAGGCAAATATACATTGGGCAACAATAATTAAAGTTGATGATTATAATGAAAGATATGATTCTTTAGTAATTGATAATAACTATCTTGAACAATATGTATATGTAAATGACAATGGTAAAATAAGTAGATTGCAAGGTGAAGTAAGTGAACTACAAAAATATATAAAAAATCAAAATATAGTTGATTATTGGGGGGATTCACTAACATATGGTAACCAAGATGGTAGTGGTGTTACAAGGGCAACTGTGTTAAAACAACTTTTAGGAGATTCTTGGACTGTTAATAATTACGGAAGTGGTGGCGAAACTTCTAATACAATAGCTTGTAGACAAGGTGGTATTCATTTAGTGGTTCAACCTGACTTTACTATTCCTGAAACAATAACAGCTGTGTCAATTGATATTGTTGATTCAGAAGGAAATTCAGTAAACTTGAGAAGTTCAATAACAGATACAACAATATTAGATTCAGTAAATCCAGTAGAAATAAATGGTGTTAAGGGAAATTTAGGACAAGGGAGTACTTTTGGAGCATCTCCCTATACATTTACTAGACTTGAAGCAGGTGATAGTGTTGATGTTAACCGTCCTACTAGAGTTATTACAAAATCTATGCGAGAATTAAATAATACTAATAATGTAATGATAATTTGGATAGGGCAAAATGGTGGGTATGATGATGTAAATACCTTAATATCTCAAATAAATCAAATGATAAAATTAAATAATACAACTAACTATCTCGTTATTTCACTTACTTCAGGAGGGAAAGAAACAATAAATACTGTCTTAAATAAAGAGTTTGGAGTAAAATTCATAGATGCTAGACAATATTTAATAGACTATGGATTAGATGATGCAGGATTAACTCCTACACAAAAAGATTTAGATAATATATCTAATAATCTAGTGCCTAAGTCCCTATTAGTAGATAGTGACAATGTTCATTTTAATAAGTACGGCTATACTATAATAGCTAACTTAGAATATAAAAGAGGTAAAGAATTGGGATATTGGTAGTTCACAATATAAAAATATTGCGTACTTAGTTTTGCGATATGGTGGAGTATAAAGGTACACCATTTAAAGATGAAGGAATAAAAATCAAGGAATTTTGTCCTTATTGTAGAAGTATTACAATTGATAAAAATGAAGTCAAATAGGTAAGATCATAGAGCAGTTATTAATTTAGCTGCTCTTTTTATATAAGAAAGGAGGATTTAACATGCAAATTAACATAAAAACTCCAGAGGGAATTAAAATAGAACAAGAAGAAATAGAAGCTTATATAAAACATGTAAGAAAAAATAACCCCAATAGAGAGATAGAATATCTTAAGATAACATTAGATAAATTAGGATATGCTGATTTAGAATATAAGTTAGCACCAGTTGATTTTGAGAGAATTAGAAGAATAACTGGATATTTAGTGGGAACCACTGATCGTTGGAATAATGGTAAAAAAGCTGAACTTAAAGACAGAATAAAACATTCATGTGGAGAATATTAAAATGGATTATTTTAAGGAAGTGATAACAATGTAAAATTATTATATTTATGTATTTAATATATAAAACTTTTAAAGGACTGTAGAAATACAGTCTTTTTATATAGAAAGGAGAAGAATATGGATACAGAAGTAATAGTTGCGGCGATTGCATTTATTGGAACATTAGTAGGATCTTACTTTGCGAATAGTAAAACAACTGCAGTTATGCAGGAACAAATTAAGAGCATAAAAGAAGAAATAAATACTCTGTCAAATAGAGTCAATAAGCATAACAATTTAGTAGAAAGAATGGCAAAAGTAGAAGATTCAGCAAAATCAGCGCATCATAGGATAACAGAACTATCAGAAGGAGGAAAATAAATGTTAGACTTAAATATATTGGGTGATTATATAGTATTGTTAGTTGTAGGAATTTGTGTATGTATAGGCTATGTAATTAAAACAAGTTTCGATTTTATAAATAATAAATATATACCATGTATAATGACTATACTTGGATGTGTTCTAAATATTTGGGTAGCAGGAGATATAAGTCCAGAAATAATTTTAGGCGGTATGTTATCAGGACTTGCATCAACTGGATTACATCAAACTTTTAAAAATTTAATAAGGGGTGAAAAAAATGAGTAAATATTTAGTAGCAATCGATGCAGGACATGGAATGTGTACACCAGGTAAGCGTTCTGTAAAATTGTCTTCAGATCTGTATGTTAATGGAGTCTTAGTTAGAAAAAAAGGTGAAATAATTAAAGAAAATGAATGGAATAGAGCTATATCTGAGTATTTAGCAAAAGCATTAACTAGATGTAGAATTGGCTATATGTATACTGCTGATATGACAGGAAAAACAGATGTACCTCTAGCAACTAGATCATATAGAGCAAATAAAGCAGGTGCAGATATATTAATTTCTAACCACTATAATGCAGCTGGAACAGCAACTGTTTGGCAAACAAAAGTTAAAGGATTACTTGTTTTACGTACTAAAAATTGTTCTTCTAAGTCAATAACATTAGGTAAATTAGCAGTAAAACATTTAGCAGCAGATATCGACTATGAATACAACTACGGTTTGATGAGAGATGTCGATATGAGTGGATTTACACTAGCGATTTTAAGACAAACAAATATGCCTGCCATACTAATTGAATATGGGTTTATGGACTATGAAAAAGAAGCAAAACTTATGTTAAATCCATCACATCAAGAAAAATGTGCAGAAGCAGTTTGTAAAGCAATTTGTGAGTATTTTGGTGTTAAATATGTATTGCCAAATAATAAAGAAGAAAATAAAACACTATATGTTCGTATAAAACAAGATATAAACATACGTAGTGCAGCTAATTTTGATGACAGTAGCATAATTGGTAAAGTTACAAAAGGTGGAGTATACACAGTTGCAGAAACTATTAAGAAAACAGGTACAGATATGTATAGACTAAAATCTGGAGTATATATTACAGCATCTCCTAAGTATGTAGAAGTTTTTGAAAAATGAGTATAAATATTATAATGTGCGACTATACTCCTAAAAAGGAGGTAGACGTATGTTACTTAGATTAGGATATTTTATATTAGGAGCACTATTAGCAACGGCCATAGTACCTTTATTGATAATAAGATAAAAGCTAGGGATATTATTCCCTAGCTTATTTTATAATTTATAAAAAGATAATAAAAAGCTTGTCCGCGTATATTTTGGATTCACATAAGATTAAAATTAAAATTGTATACCAGAAAAATTAAAATATAAAAAATTGCTATACCAAAACTACGAAATATATAAGAAATAAATATAAGTAAAATACAAAAAATATAAAAAAAGTGTATAAAAATTTTAAAATAGGAAATAATATAAGTATAATAAATAAGAATTGAATATAAATATACTCCTGCTACTTTAGTTATTTTTAATATAAAATTTCAATGCAGAAAAATAACTAAAAATAAAAGATGGGGGAGTCTGTGCGGCGGGGCCAATAAATAAAAAGACATTGGTGCTGCTTTTTATTTATTTAAACCACGCAATTGTACAAGCCTAACTCTAGCGATATCAACAAAAATTAGTGTGAAGCGTAAAAAACACACTTCACATAATCAATCACATAGTTAATCAAATAATTTTTTAAAAAATAGTCAAATATGTGAACCGCATTGCATATATATTAAATATAAAAAGAAAAAGGGGGAAAATAATATGCAAGAACGAGATCTAAAAATTTTAAGTTTCTTAACTATGTGTAGAATATGTACTAGAAAACAAGTACAGGAATTATTATTTCCAGATGTCCATGAAAATATACCATTAAGAAGATTAAAAAAACTAAGCGATGAAGGTTATATAAATAGAAAGATGTTTAATGTAGAAGGTACTAAGAATATGTACGTATACTATCTTGATAAACAACCTAAAAAGAAATTAATAACACATGATCTTTATATAACTGATTTTTTAGTGAAGCTTATAAAGAATAAATATGAAATTTTAGATTTTAAGAAGAGTCCACAAATAGGCAATATAATTCCAGATGCATACTTAAAGATAAGAAAAAATAAAAGAATAAAACGAATTTTACTTGAAGTCCAAATAAGTCCTAATGACTGCTTATCAAAATATAAAGAAATTAAAGAGATAATAATAGAAAATACAGATTGGCCTGTTATGCCTACATTATATGTTATTAATAATCAAGGCTTAAATAAAAGAATGAAAGATATAAAAGTTATATATGATAGCATAAAAATAGAAAAGGTAGGTGATATAATTGATTAATCTATTTATAGATAGTATATTTAATGCTGCTAAATCAATAGAGAATATAGTATTAAAAAAGAAGTATAACTGGGATAAATTATTCTTTGAGATTAACCTATGTAATCGTAGTAAAGAATATCCTATATTACATCATCAATATAAAGATAATGATTTTTATTTTACAATTCCTATAGGGCTTTCAGTAAATGATTTTATAAAATATAAAATAGAAATAGCTACTTTTCTAAAGGTAAATCCAGATAAACTAAAGATAGAGTATAAAAACACGTTGATATTAATTCATATAAATAACAATGATGAAAAATACAATTATAATGATTTTTGCTTTGACGATAAAAAAGGAGTGCCAATCGGAATAGATTTAGACACACATAATATTGTTTACTGGTACTATAGTTCAGCAAATGAATGTCACCTATTAATTGCAGGGGCGACGGGTTCAGGCAAATCAGTTTGTTTAGATGTAATTGTAAATAATTTAATAAAGAGAAAAAATATAGATTTGTATATTCAAGATACAAAATTAATAGATCTGTATCAATATAAAAATAAATGTAAGTATTATGGAGAAGGTAAAAATGGTATAGAGGACATTATGGAAGAGTTAACAGAGGAAATGGAAAAAAGATATAAAGTTTTAAGAAGAAATAAAGATAAGAAATATAAATCTATATTCTTAATAATAGAAGAGTTAGCAAGTTTTAATCCAAAGGTAGATAAGGAATTTTATAGATTACTAGGAGAACTATTAGCAAAAGGTAGAGCGGCGAGTATTTATGTAATACTTACAACACAAACACCATATGCTGAAATATTACCGGGGATACTGAAATCTAATATTAACACAAAAATCGGATTAAAAGTAAATACAAAGGAAGCAAGCAAAGTAATAGCAGGAGATTATGAAGCTTTAATGAATTTGAGAGGAAAAGGACATGGAAAGATTTTTACAGGAAATTGTGTAAGAGAAATTCAATGCTTTAATATAAAAGAAGCATCTACTGCTGCAACAGTAAATGCTCCAGATAGTAATAAGGCCAACAGAACCGAAAAAACTATCTAATAATATTATAATAGTATACAGAAAGAAGTACAAATAATTTTTACTGTACTTCTTTCTATTTTAGTGCTTGTACTAAATAACATTAACCAGGTGGTGATAGTAACTTAGTACAAGTAAATGTGTAAAAAAAATTATAAAAATTTAATGTCAATGTTATAATTTCCATCAATAGTTATAACATCGATAAAAGAGGACCAAAATCTTTTACGTTCAGTTGCATCTAAATTATAATATATAGTTTCTATATTATCTAATATAGAAAGTATCTTATCGGCATCTTTAGGGGCTACTTTTGTAACTTCTTTACTTTCTATTTCTTTTAAAGCCTGAGTAAATATAGCATAATCTTTTTTATAATCTTCTAATGAAATTAAGTCATTTAGATATAATTCTCTTAATTTATCTACTTTCTTTTGAATTTTTGATTTATTTTGAGAAACATCAATAGAGTTTGTTTTTTTTGAAGAAATATCAAAAGAATACAGATAATTTTTATATTCTTCAACTATACAACTCAAAAGCACTTTTTCAAGTTTTTTTTCATTTATAGATTTTTTCTGATCACAATCTTTATAGATACTATATCTATTACATCTATATGTCTTTATTACATTTTTACCACTTCTATTACTATAATGCCCAACAATTTTATAGCCACAGTGTGAGCATCGTAAAAGGCCACTAAAAATATAAGTTTCCTTTCTATTATTAGATGTATATTGTTTATTATTCTTTAATATCCTTTGAACATTATTAAATTGTTCTAAAGAAATAATTGGTTCACAGTAATTTTCTTTATAATAGTTTTTAGATTTATAAGTTCCAGTATAAATTACATTTTTTAATAATTTACTAAAACTTCTAAGGCTTGTAGGCTGATTATAAACAGTATTTATTTGAATAAAAGCAGCACGAGCCGACATTAATTCTTCAACTAAATCGAAACTTTTTTTTACAATCCAAGCAGTATTTTCATCAATTGCTAACTTTTTATCTACAATTTTATAACCCTTTGGAACACTACCAGATATAACTTCATTCCTTTCAATCTTGTATCTAAATATGTCTTTTATACGTTCAGATGTTTTATCTAGTTCTCTTTCGGCTAAAGATAATTTTAAGTTAAATGTAAATTTACCATCTGCAGTTGAAGTGTCTATATCATCTTCAAAGATTGCCTTCATACAGACATTATTATTTTTAAATTTTTCATCTAATAAATTAGCATCTATTATATTTCTGCTTAATCTATCTAATTTTGTAAAAAGAACTATATCAAATTTATCTTTATCAAGATCTGATAATAGATTTTGTAATCCTTGTCTTTTTGTGTTTTTAGCGGTTAAACCTTCATCAATATAAAATTTATATATTTTATAATTATTTCTTTTACAATATTGCTTCAAATCTTCTTTTTGTGCTTCTATAGATAATCCATGAAGCTTTTGTTCTTCATGAGATACTCTACAATAGCAAGCAGCTTTTTTAACTATTGTTTCCATTATGATTACCCCTTTGCTAAATGTTATAGTATATAAATATTTTAAACAATAAATTTTGGATTTACTCATAAAATATAATTTTTTTAAAATTTTTTTTTAATAAGTTACTTTTTAGTTATAAATAAATAAGCAGATTTCTATCATATAAAAACGCCAATTTTGGGGAGACTAAAATGAACGAAAGGAAAAAGGATATGATAGAAATTAAAATACGTGAAATGCGAGATAAAAAAAGAATATCTTTAAGAACATTAAGTAGAAAAACGAAGATAAGTATAGGGGCATTAAATAATTATGAAAATAATAAAACAAGTCCAACATTAGATAATATTGAAGAAATAGCAAAAGCACTTAATTGTAAAATAAATGATTTATTTGAGTCAGAATTCAAGTAAATGAAAAAAAGTGTTCACATATATGAACACTTTGTGAAAATTGTAGAAAAAGAGAGAAAATATAACTACAATCAAACTATATAAAATAAAACAAAAATTCAAAGTTGCATGATTAAAAAAAAAGATTTAAAATTATAATTATATCGAACATATGTTCTAAGTAAATTTAAATAGGGGGATTTAGAATGGATAAAAAGGTAGATAAAAAAGAAAATAATTATAAAAAAGAAAAAGATTTATATACAGAAACAATAATAAAAATGATGAAAAATATGAATGAAATTGAAAAGAAGAGAATATATAAATTTGTATCATATGTTTATAATAAAAAATAAGTCCAGAAAGCTGGACTTATTTTTTATTCCGATTCTTTTTTTATTTCTAGAAATCTATCAATTATTTTTTCTAGTGTTTCTAATTCATCCTCGCTCAAAGAAGCAAAAGTTTTAAATAAGTTTTTATGAAAATTATTCTCCCCTGTCATTATATACTCAATCTTTCTTAAACAATCCTCATCATCTTTATCATTAGAAAACATTTCACCTTCACCAGTTGTAAGCCATATATAATCAATTTTAAATTCACTACAAGTTAATCTTATACTTGCTTCTTTTAAGTTATATTTTCCGTTTTCAATATCACTTACAGTATTTGCTTTTAAACCTATTTTTTCACCAAAATCCTTTTGAGTCATTTTTAAAGTTTTTCTTAAATATTTTAATCTTTCACCTTCATTCATGATATCACCTCTATATTAATAATATCGGAATACGAAAAAAAAATCAATAATTTTATTGACAAATATCGTGAATTGAAATAATATATAAGTATAAAATCGAGATGCGATAAAAAAGGGGGATAAAAAGATGAAAAACGAAAAAATAGAAAAAATAGCTGAAAAATTCATGTCATTAGACGAAAAATCAAAACAATTTGTCGCTGGATATATGTCAGCTAGAATTGAAGCAGCAGAGGAAATAAAAAAGCTTAAAGAAGAAATTAAGGCAATAAAGGAGAGTTAATCTCGCCTAAGGGGGAATACGAGTGAAAACTAAAAATGAACCTAGAGTAACATTTGTGAATGAACTTGACATAAATAAATTGATAAAAGGCTTAGAAAGTATATTAGGTAAAAAATACGATGTAGACATAAAAATAACGGTTACAAGGAAAAATCAGAGAGAGGAGGTTTAAAGATATGAAAAAGGTCGTAGAGTTTACATTTCAAGAAGCATCTGATTTAGAGTGTATTCTTTATATGCAAATAGAACAAATAGAAAAAGATATTAGAAGATACGAAGAAAAAATAAATAATACTTCTAAAGTTTACATAAAAGCAAGCTATAAAGATATGATTGACAAATCAAAAGAAAATAAAAAGCTTATAGAAAATCTATTGAGAAAAGTAAAAGAAGCTAAAATAACAAATTAGGGGGAAAAGAATATGAAACACCTAGAAGATTTGACAGTTAAAGAATTAAGACAAGCAGCAAAAGAACTAAATGTAAAAGGAAGAAGCAAAATGAATAAGGCAGAATTAATAGAAGCCTTAAAGACAAGAGAAGCAAAGACTAATCAAGAAGCTAATCAAAACACAGATCATAAAGCAGTAAGAAAAATAACACAAAATACAGATTCTAAAGGACTAATCAGAATATGGCACGATGTAGTGAGAACATTACCACCAGGAACACCAGTAACAGTTAAGATGTTTTCAGATGAAGATGTAATAAAAACATTTACTGGAAGACTTAAAGAAGGCAATAGAAAAAGGGATGATGGATTACCAGATGTTTTTATAAAGATACATGCTAAAAAACCTTTCAATATACAGTTATACGATAATATTCAAGTATTCATGACAGAAAAAGATTATCAGAAAGCAAGATATGGTGAGTAATTTTTATACTCCAAAATAAATTATGAGTAGTAAAGAGAAGGGGGAAAGATAAAAAATGGTAGTTTATTTAAAAGATGAGGAAACAATGGTTATAGAAACAGAAGGCAACAAAGTAGAAATCAAAATAAAAGATAAAAATCAAGATAAAAACTTGAAATTAGAGTTTGAAAAATAGCTAGAAAAGTTAAAGTAAAATCAAGTCGAGAGTACACTAAATGCGGTGTTTACCGACTTGATAATACTATTAACTTTAGAACATATAATAAATAATTTTAATTTATATTATTTATGATTTGGGGGAAGTAAAAATGTCATATATACAAAAGACAATAATATCAGGGAAAGTAGTAGAAGTTATAAAACAGTATGACAGAAAACACTTCCCTAAAGGTAAACATACTAAGTTTAAGAAAAGTGATATTAGAGGACCAAAAGAAAATAAAACTACTGAACAACAAGAAAAAGTGAATTATAGACAAAAAGAATTAAAACTTACTAGACTATTAAATTGTAACTTTCAAGGTGGAGATTATCATATAGTTTTTTCTTATAAAGAAGATCTTAGACCAAATAGCATAGAAGAGTTAAAAGACGATAAAAAGAAGTTGCTAAGAAAAGTAAGAACTGAATATAAAAAACAAGGAAAAGAACTTAAATATATAGCAGTAGCGGAAGTAGGAAAAAGAAAAGCATTACATTTTCATTTTGTAGTTAATGCTATAGATACTTCTATATTCCAAAAGTGCTGGAATAAAGGATTTATCAAGATTAGCTTACTGGATAAAAGTGGACAATATAAAGATTTAGCAGCTTATTTATTAAAATATACTAAAACAAATAAAGAAGAAGCTAAACAACTTAATGGTGCTGCATGGAACAGTAGTAAAAATTTAGACAAGCCAGTTGTAAAAGTAAAAGTAATAACAAGAAATGAGTTTTTTAAAGAAGAAGTAACAAAATCAAAAGAATATGCAAATTATTATTTAGAAAAAGACAGTGTTTATTCAGGATTTAATGAATTTACGGGATACAAATTTTTTAGATACACACTAATTAGATTAAATTGATAGGGGGAATTTGATTTGAGTAAATATAGCAATACATACTACTTAAAAGTGACATTAGAAAAATACGATATCTATGACAGTTTTAATATAGATAAAAAAGTAGTAGAAAAAGAGTTTAAAGTAAGAACAATAAAAACGGATACTGGATTTGTTATAAAAAATAAATTTAATGCATTTAGAGATAGTAGTAAATACAGAATTGTAAATAATACAGATGGAACAACGGATTTATTGATAAAAAATATTCAGTATTTTAAGGAGGGGTAGATATGAGTGGATTAACACCAGTGAATTTTAATAATGAAATAGTAATAACTACTAAAACATTAGCCCAAGTTTATGGATGTAAAGAGCTACAAATACAACAAAACTTTAAGAACAACCAAGACAGATTTAAAGAAGGTAAACATTATTACAAATTAGAAGGTGAGAAATTAAAAGAGTTTAAGAACATCCTAGATAATTTCGAGGATGTTACTGGTTGTAAGAAAAATACAGCAAGATTAATACTTTGGACTAAAAGGGGAGCTAGTAGACATTGTAAGATGTTAGGAACAGATAAAGCATGGGATATGTTTGATTCTTTAGAAGAAAATTATTTTAATCCTAAAGTAGCACAATTAACAGAAGAGGACCAAGCAATATTAAGTATAGTAAATTCATCTACTAAAGCTGAAACAGCCTTAGCTATTAAGAATTATAAAGAAATAGTAGAAAAACCATTACAAGATACAATTGAAAAACAATCTAATACTATAAATGAATTGTTACCTGCTGCAAATTATACTAAAAAAGTTTTAGAAGATAATAATACATTGCTTACTATAACACAAATAGCAAAAGACTTTGGAATGAGTGGACAGGCTTTAAATGATTTATTACATGATTTAGGAGTTCAATACAAACAAAATGGCCAATGGCTTTTATATTCTAAATACCAAGGCAAGGGATATGCAAGAACTGTTCAATCAGAAATTAAAAATGCAAAACCACAAACAAAATGGACTCAAAAAGGTAAAAAATTTATAAATGATACTTTGAGAAAAAAAGGAATAAAAACTATTTGGGAACAAGAACAGGAAGTACTACAAGTTCAACAAACATTTGATTTAAATTAAATATAAGGGTATGAAACTATAACTATGGAGGATTAATATTATGGATTACAAGATATATACACTTGCTGAAGATATAAAAATAGAAAAAACAAGTTCATTAATAGCGACAGTTGGAGATATAAGAGCAGAAAAAGAAGCTGATACACATTGGGTTAATATATTTATAAATGACAACTCAGATATAGGTTATTCATTTATAGATCAAGTTGAACTATTTGCAAAAGACGATATAAAAACTCAAGAAGAACTATTAGTTTTTACTATGAACTGGTATTTTGAAAATGTTCAAGTTGTAACAGAAAAACAAAATAAAATAAATATACAAAAAGCAATAGAGTATAGAGAAAATCTAGAATATGAAAAAGCAATAGAAGATTTATCAAAATATACAGAAGAGCAATTATTTGAAGAATTAGAGAAAAGAGGGTTATGTAAGACAAGAATTTTAGAAGACAAAGAAGCTAATGATTACTTAGTTTTAGAAGAAATTAAAGAATTATTTGATGCAAATTCACAGTCAAAAATAAAAAGTATAAAAAATAGAGAAAAAGAAAATGAAGTAGTTTTAGAAAAAATAAAAAACCTTATAAGCTTTTTTTATAAAAATCAAAGTGAAATAATTAATTAAGTACATAGTTTTAATCTTAATAAACCTTCTAATCTTGTAAATATCTAGATTAGAAGGTAGTAAAGGAGGATGAAAAATGAATACATTAGAAGCATTAATACATTTAAAAAGTATTTGTGACAAAGAAGAAGATTGTAGTAAATGTGAAATAAAAAAACTACTACATGAATGTGTTTATCAGACTATTCCAGGAGAATGGAAAATAAATGATAAGGAGAAATAAAGGATATGAAAATAATACTAAACATTATAGGAGTTTCCGCCCTATTTTGTATCGGATTTGTAGTTGGAGCATGGTGGAATTATGTACATACTATAAATAAACAAATAGAAAGAATAGACGAATACCTAAAAAAAGAAAATGAACGATTTGAATTAATAAAAGAGGGAAAAGGGGGAAAGAAGAATGACTAAATTTCCAATCCTAGATACAACAAATATAAAATTTGAGGTAGAACTAGAAAAACTAAGAGAAGAATCAGAAGAGTTAGTAGAAGCTGCAAATAAATATAGTAAAAATGAAATTATATGTATAGATGAAGTATTAGAAGAAGCTTGCGATGTAGTCCAAGTAACTATAAACATATTAGACAGATTAGGAATGATTGAATATGTACCAGAGGCAATAGAAAAACATATAGAAAAATTAAAGAAAAGAGGATGGGATTTTAAAGGGATTATTTAAGGGGGAATAGATATGGATTATAAAAAAGACCCTTGTTATGAAAACTATTTAGCACTTGCGTATACTATTTTAAATGGGAAAAAAGATATTCCAAATTTTACGAGTTTACAAGATAAAGCAGAAGCTAAAAAAAGAATAAATGAAATAAAAGAAATAAGAGCATCAGGGGGAAAAACAGAGCTAGAACAATTATTTCCTAAATTTGAGAATAGAGAGCCTAAAAAGAATAAAGTATATGTTTTAGACTTAGATCTTAATAAAAAATATTCTTTTAAAAGTAAAAAAGAAGCTTTAAAAAAGTTAAGAATAGGGCAAAAAGAAATAACAAATATAAAAGAACCCAAATTAACCAAAGATTATAAATATATTATTTATGAAAAGAAAATAAAGCTAAAACAGATTAGACCAGGAGATTTTATCGCTATATTAGAAACAGGATATCCAAAAGGATTATACTGGATAGAAAATAATGGAGGTAAAGAATATATAAGCATAGATAGTAGAAAGGAAACGACAATAAAAAAACATGACTGTAAAGAAGCTGCGGTATTATATTTACTAGATTTAATGAAAGGGGGGAAAGACTTTGAGACTATGGACTGAGGAAGAAGTAACATACCTAAGAGATAATTGGGGAGTTACAAGCATAAAAACAATATCAAGGGTTTTAAATAGAAGTGAAAGAGCAATCTCAATGAAAAAGTACGAGTTAAACTTAGGAGCATTTTTAGAGAATGGAGATTATATAACTTTTAATCAATTATTAAAGACAGTAGGATACAATGTAGACATGAATACTAGAAATTCATGGATTAGGAGAGGATTACCTTTAAGAAATAAAAAGGTTAATAATAATAGTTTTAAAGTTATAAAGATAGACAGGTTTTGGGAATGGGCAGAAGAAAATCAAACATTCTTAGATTTTTCAAAATTTACAAGGTTTTCACTTGGAAAAGAACCACAGTGGGTAGAAGCTAAAAGACAAAGAGACATAATCAATAATACATATAGGAAAAAAACATGGACCCAAGATGAAGATGAAAAGTTAATTTTTTTATTAAAACAATATAAGTACAATTGCACAGAAATAGCAGAAAGGATGCAACGAAGTGAATTCTCAATAAGAAGCAGATTAAAACAATTAAACATAAAATATAGACCTATTACTAATGAGGAAATATCAAGATGGACAGAAGGAGATATAAAACTACTAAATAAGTTAGTAAAGGAAGGTTATGACTATAAAACAATACAACAAAAACTTCCTAATAAAACTGCTGGAGCTATACGAAATAAGCTTTATCGTATATATGGGACAGGAGATTTAGATAAAATAAAGGGTAAAAAAGAGAAAACACAAGAATTTAAAAGCAGTAATAAAAAATGGACCGAGGAAGAAAAACAGATTTTAGAAGATATGATATGGGAAGGTTTAAGCATAAAAGAAATACAGAAATACTTACCAAACAGAAGTATAGAAGCAATAAGGAGAAAAATGAAAAGATTAGTTGAATAAATACAGAAGGGGGAAAAAAACAATGAATAGTGTAGTATTAGTAGGGAGATTAACAAAGGACCCAGAGCTAAGATATATGCCTGGAACTGGAACTGCAATTGCAACATTTACAATTGCAATAGATAGAGATTATAAGAAAAAAGATGGTACAAAAGAAACAGATTTTATACCTATAGAAGTAATAGGAAAAGCAGCTGAGTTTTGTGCTAATTACATAACAAAAGGAAGATTAGTTGCAATTCAAGGAAGAATTAAAGTAGATAGATATAAAACTCAAGCAGGGGAAAATAGAAGTTTTACAAAAGTTAGCACAGGAAGTGTACAAGCTTTAGACTATAAAACTAACCCACAAGATAATCCAAGTTTTGAACCAACACCAGGATTAGATCCAAATGGATTTCAAGCTATAGATGATGATGACATACCCTTTTGATGCTTCTATATTTGAAAATAAGCTTAGAGGATTTAGAGATAGTAAAGGAAATATAACAAATATAGTAGGAAAGGTAGAAGATTTTGATAGTAAAGAATCATTCTTTAAATTCTTAGTAGAAAATAATATAACTATTAAGAAAGAACAAATAAGAGAAGCTTATATAAGATATTACAGTATATTACCGAAGAAAGCTAAAACAGCAGAGTATATATCCGAAAATGAAGGATATACATTTTGCAAACAAGGTAGGGGAGCAAGTAAAGTTTATACTGTAGAAGTTTAGAAAGGAAAGATATACCTTTAATTAAAAAGATATTTATAAATATAGGGGGAAAAGAAATGAATATAAATTTAAACAATAAAGAAATAAAAACTTTAATATCTTGTATGAAAGAAGCAACAAATAAATCTATAGAAATACTAGAAAGTAATAAAAATGCAGATTTAGAATTTGAAAATAATAAGTTAGAGCTTTTTGGGAAAATATTAGATGAATTAGGAATAACAAATAGTGAAAATGAATCTGAGGTAGAACTAGAAAAACTAAGAGAAGAATCAAAAGTATGTGAAAGATGTGGATTAACAAAAAAAGATAAAATAGATATTAGATATTACAGCTATGCAAAACAAACATTATGTGACTGTTGTGTAGATATATTTAATGGCAATTCATGGGGATATAATAAGTTAAAAGAATTATTTGGAGCTGAACAAGCTAAGAAAATGCTAACAGCAGGATTTAACGAAGTACCATTTGGATTTAAAATTTCTACAGCACTTCCACCGTTTTTAGGAGAAGAAAATAATTTAAAAAATATAATACAAATAGCTAATGAGCTAAATAGTAAATTATATGATAAATAATATAAAATTTGAAAATGAAATCAGTTAAGTATGAGCAATTAAGTTTTTTAAAGGAGGAAGATTAATGGAATGTAAAATTAAATGTAAAAACTTTGAAAAAGAAGATGATAAGGGAAATTGTAAAAATTTTATAGGCTATAGCATTATAGGAAGAGCTGATGGGAAAGAGTTTGTATTAAAAGAGAGTTGTAAAAATAGATGTAAATATATTGATAATAAACTTGAAAAATTAGAAGGACTAAAGAGGGGATGATACGATTTGCTATTAAGCAAAGTAAATGAAATTGTAAATAGAGCAAAGAAAATAATGGAAGCTAAGGGGCTAAGTCCTCTAGCTTCTGTAATAGAAGCAATAGAAGAAGTAGAAAAAGAATTGGAGGAAAAATAATGGAAGAAAAAATAAAACAAGCACTCAAAATAATCAAAGAAGAGTGTGCAAGATGTACATCTACACAATGTGAAAGCGAGTGTATAATATACAAATTATTAGGAGATTGTATAGCAGTTAACACAGTGCCAGATATGTGGGAAGTATAAAAGTACATTAATTGGGGGAAAGATTATGGCAGATAAGAAGAGTAAAAAACTAGATAAACAGTTTAAAAAAGCAGAAAGAAAGCTTTACGATTATACAGGACTAAAAGCTGATGTAGAATGTCTTGAATATGAACTAGAGATATCAAAACAAGAATATGAAGGATGTAAAGCTATTACATATTCTTCTGAAACTACAGGAATAACAAATAATATAACTGATACGGTATATGAAGAATTAATAAGAAGAGAAAAAGATATATTAGATAAAACAAAGAAAATAAATAAGAAAAAAATACAAATAAAAAGAGTAGAAGCTGCAATGAGTTTATTAGATGAAACAGAAAAAAAGATTGTAGAAGCTAGATATTTTAGCAATGATAGGAGAAAAAATAATTGGAATCACATAGCTAAAATGACTGGTTACTGCGATAGACAGTGTGTAAACATAAGAGATGGCTTGATAGAAAAAATAAAAAATAGATTATAATATAGAATGAAAAAGTTCGGAAGTATTTCAGAAAAATTTCAGAAAAATTTCAGAAACAATATGTTACTATTATATTGTAAAAAAATATATAAATTCCCTACATTAAATAGTAATATAGGTCTAGAGAAGCTGATGTACTTTAAATAGAGTGCATCAGCTTTTCACATTCAAGGAGTTGGAATGAAATGGGGAAAAAGTATATAGAGATATAAATGAGGTTATAGAAGCTACAATAGAAGTTCCGAAGAAGTATTGGGAACTGGAAGAGTTGATGCGAGATAAACCTAACTTTGATAAATCTCCAGGAGCAAGAAAGATATATCAAAGAAAGGAATATGTTATATATCAAGTGAAACATGGTTATATAGTACATAATACTAAGAAACATTTTGAGGAAGGACATACACATATACATAACTACAACAAAGCTAAAAGTATAATAGATTTAGCCGTAAGAAAGAAGATACCGAATACACCACGAAAATGGGAAATAGAATGTTTATTAAGAATAGTAAAAGATGAAAAATACAAAGAAAAATTAAGAAGCTTATTAGAAGAAATTAAATAAAGTGTTGCAAAATATAGGGTAAATATATACTCTTTAATTAATGATAATTAAAGGAGTGATTTTATGGGAAATATAAAAAGATTAATAGTAGTATTATTAGTAGGTATGATAGCAATTGGATGCATTGCCTGTAGTAGTACATCAATTGAAAGCAGTAAGGTTAACATAGAAGATATGACGGGTTCAGAAAAAGTAGATTACTTTTTATCTAAAGGTAAAAACGATTATGAAGCTGTAAAGAATGATGATGATAAGTTAACTGATTTAGGAAGTCAATATATAAAAGATATTAGTAAATATGTAGATGATGAAACACAATTCAATAGTGATAATATGGAAGATATAATGACAAAAGGTAGCTTTCTAGAACAGTATGGAAAAGATAAAATGAATATGTTCAGGGAAGCTGGACAAGAAGATAGCAACGGATATAAAACAGCTAAAGCAGTTAACTCTTTAGGAATAAATGCAGTACAAATGGTTAAATATGTATATAGAGAAGCTGAGACAAAAGAAGATGATTCTACAAAAGCAAATATAAAACAAGTAAAAGAAAGTCTAGGACAATTACAATAATATATGACAAGTAAAGGATCTTATTAGAATTAATAAGGTCCTTTATTATTGGGGAGGAAAGATAATGAATAAGAAATTGGAAAATAAGATTAATAAAGAACTTATAATACCTAAAATAGAGTTTCAAAAACAAAATAAGGAGATAACTAAGTGGATAGAAAAGTTAGTTCAAGAAAACAAGATTATATTATTCTATCACAGTGCCAAATGGAAAAAAATGAGGAATGTGGTACTTCATGCTTATCATAACGAATGTGTATTATGTAAGTTAGATGGGAAAATAACAACACATGATAATAGATTAAAGAATGGAGATTACAGAGGATTGCAAATACATCATATGAAGGAAATAGAATTAAATCCAGAGCATGGGCTTGAACCAATCATTACAGATTTAATTACAGGGAAGAAGATAGTTAATCTAATTCCCTTATGTAATTATCATCATAATATGATACACGGAAAAGAAAATAATATATTGAAAGTAAAAGAACAGTTAAATAAAGAACGATGGTAAAATAAATTAGTTTATGAGACATGGGGGAATTAACATGAATAAATTAGAAAGGGACTTTATAGAAAAGTTTGATTCTATTCATGGAGATAAATGGGAATATGTAAGTGGATACATAAATAATAAGAGTAATATATTGATTAAGTGTAAAGACTGTAGAGAAATAAGAAGCGTTTCTGCGGATAGAAGCAAAAGAAAAGATGCTAATATACTTTGTAAAAAATGCAATGAAAATAATTTTAAAAAGTCATTTGATAACAAATACATAAATGTATATGAATATATAAGAAGAGAGCACAAAGTAAATGATTTTAATAAGGATACACATATTGTTAAATGTTTAAAATGTGGAAAAATTAATAAATGGAAAGGTTCTACATTATATAATGAAAAGTTTAGTTGTAATCATTTAACAGAAAAACAAATACAACAAAGAAGATTAGAGAATGAAATAAATAACACTATACTTGAATTAAGAAAAGAAATAAAAGATATAGAGAATAGGAATGATTTATTTAAAAAAGAATTAAATAAAATAAAAGAATGTGTATATTGTGGAATCGTATTCTATGCTAAAGATTATAATTGGTATTGCAGTGATATATGTAAAGCTATTATGAAGAAAGAAAAACAAAAGATACATAAAAGACTAAGAGAAGCTAAAGCTAAAGAAAATGGGAAGATAGAGTGGAACATATCATTAGAAAAGTTAACACAAAGGGATAAAGGAGTATGTAAGATATGCGGAAGAGAAGTAGATATCAATGACTATTATTATAGTGATGAAGGGTATTTTATAGCTGGTAATAATTATCCAAGTATTGATCATATAATTCCATTAGCTAAAGGTGGAACTCATACATGGAATAATGTTCAGTTAGCTCACAGATATTGTAATAGCATTAAGAGCGACAATATAATAGAACAAGAAGAAAAACAAAAGCTGGTTTTAGAATTTTAATACTTCTATGCAAAATTGATTGTATGGAAGTATTTTTATTTTAAATTATTTAAATCTAATAAAATACCCCCCTAGGGATATATAGGGGGTAAAATTTTTGGGGGACTAATCAAGGCGAGGGGGAGTAGACAAACGAAAAAAAACTCCCTAAATGAAAATTTGAATTAAAATAAGGAGGTGAGAATATGGTGAGGCCAAGAGAACCAATAAAGTTGATTCAAGCTAAAGGTAAAAAACATCTTACAAAAGACGAAATTGAAAAAAGAACAAATGAAGAATTAGATGTAAATTTGAAAAACATAAAACCACCAACTTATTTAACAGCTGCAGAAAAAAAGACATTTGAACAAATATCAGAAAAACTTTTATCGGTAGGAATAATGACAGAATTAGATGAAGATTGTTTAGCACGATATATAATAGCAAGGAGATTATATATTGAATATACAAAGACATTAACAACTATGATAAAAAAACATAAAAAAGAAGAAGAGGAAATTGATATTGATGATATAAATAAAATGCAAAATATGCAAGATAAAGTATTTAAGCAATGCCAAAGTAGCGCTAGAGACTTAGGATTAACGATAAGTAGTAGATGTAAGTTGATAGTACCTAAGTTAGAAGAAGATGATGACGATGAATTATAACAAATATATACAAGAATATTTAGATATTGTAGATAATGATATAATTCCTGTTTGTAAAGAACAAAAGTTATTATCAAAATTCATAAAAAAAATATTTGAGACAGAAAATCTAATTATAGATGATGAAAAAGTAGAAAAATATTTTTCATATCAAAAATATTTCCCCTTTGATTTATTTCCATGGGAAAAATTTTGCTTCGTATTACATAATTGTATATTTAAAGAAAATGGATTACCAAGATTTCCAGATTTGTTTATTTTAGTTGGCCGTGGCTCAGGTAAAAATGCATATTTAGGATATGAAGATTTTTGTTTGATTACTCCAACTAATGGAATAAAAAACTATGATATAGATATTTCTGCTAATAGTGAGGACCAAGCTAAAACAACTTTTATGGATATTTATAATATATTAGAAGATCCAAAACATACGAAAAAAATGAAAAAACATTTCTATTGGAACAAAGAAGAAATTATAAATCTTAAGACAAAAAGTAAAATAAAATTTAGGACTAATAATCCAAAAGGAAAAGACGGGCTAAGAAGTGGGAAGGTTGATTTTGATGAAATACATGCATACCAAAACTGGGAAAATATAAATGTATTTACTACAGGCTTGGGGAAAAAAGAGCACCCACGAAGAACATATATAACAACTAATGGAGATGTAAGAGATGGTCCACTAGATAATCTATTGGAAAAAGCTATGTTAATCCTAAATGGAGAAGTTGAAGATAATGGATTTTTACCGTTTATTTGTCGATTAGACAATGAAGATGAAGTACATAATCCAGATAACTGGGCAAAAGCTAATCCAAGTTTACCTTATAGACCTTCACTTATGGAGCAAATGAAAAAGGAATATGCAGACTATAAAATAAATCCCTATGTCAATAGTGCGTTTATGACTAAGAGAATGAATATCCCAAAAGGGAGCAAAGACATTGAAGTAACTACATGGGAAAATATATTAGCAACAAATAAAGAAATACCAGATTTAGAAGGTGCAAGTTGTACTGTAGGGATAGATTACACGAAAGTTAATGATATGATGACTGTAGGGTTACTTTTCTTAAAAGGAGGAGTATATTATTGGATAACTCATAGTTGGTTTTGTACTAATTCTAGAGATAAAGATAGAATAAAAGCGCCTTTGGAAGAATGGGCAAGGCAAGGGTTATTAACAATTGTCGATGACATTGAAATTAATCCAGATACGGCTACGGAATGGATACAGGAACAGTTAACTAAATATAATTTTGTTAAATTAGGTGTAGATAACTTTAGACTTGCATTACTAAATAAATCTATGAAGAATATTGGAATAGATGTATCGGAAAAAGAACAAGTAAGGATAATTAGACCTTCTGACATTATGAAAATAGTACCGGTAATAGACAGTTTATTTAATAATCATCAGATAGTATGGGGAGATAATCCCCTTATGAGGTGGTTCACCAATAATACTAAGCTGACAGGTAAGACTTTAGGAAATTATATATATGACAAGATAGAACCTAAAAGCAGAAAAACAGATGGATTTATGGCGTTTGTTCATGCTATGATTGCTGCACAAGATACATTAGAAGATGAGGATAATTCAGAATTATTCTTTATGCCACCATTAGTATTTTAAAAGGAGGTGAGAAAATTGTGAGTATAAAAACATGGCTTGTGGATTTTTTAGGGACAAAGATTAATAAAGGCAAAATAGTAGATGATGTAATAGAAAATGAACTACAAGAAATATACTATAAAGAATTAGCAATTCAAACAGCTATAACTTTAATATCAAACGCAATATCAAAGTGTGAAATTAAAGTATATGAAAAAAATAAAGAAGTAAAAAATAAACTCTACTATACTTTAAATGTTGAAGCTAATAAAAATGAAAATAGCAGTCAACTTTGGCATAAAGCTATAGAAAAAATGATTTATAGAAATGAAAGTTTATTAATTAATATAAATGAAGATTTTTATTGTGCTGATAGTTATGCGTGTGATGAATATCCTATTAAAGGGAATGTTTATAAAGGAATTTCTATAGGAAATTTACAACTAAACAGAACATTTAAAAGTGATGAAGTATTAAGATTACAATTAAATAATGCTCATATAAAGAAATTAATTGATAGATTATACGAACAGTATGGAGAATTATTATCTTATGCTGCTAAAAACTATAAAAAAAGCAATGGAACAAAATATAAGTTGATTCTAGACCAAGTGAAAGCATCAGATGAAAAATTCCAAGAAACTTATAGAGAAGTTGTTCAAAAACAATTAAAAGATTTTATAGAAAATGAAAACGCAGTATACCCACAATATAAAGGGTATGATCTACAAGATGTTTCTCCAACTACAAATAAAGATAGTTCTGATTTTAGAAATTTAAGGAAGGAAATGTTTGAGATAGTAGCACAAGCATTTCAAATACCAGTAAGTTTAATGCTAGGTAACATTACTAATATGAATGAAATAACAAAAACATTCCTTACATTTTGTATAGATCCAATAGCAGATATGATTTCAGAAGAAATTACTAGAAAAACATCAGGTAATTATGACAATTGGGTTAAAGGAAACTATGTAAAAGTAGATACATCAACTATTAACCATATAGACATATTAGATGTTGCTGAAAAAGCCGATAAACTAATAGCATCTGGTACATGTTGTATAGATGAAGTTAGAGAAATAATAGGATTTGACAAACTTAACTCTGAGTTTAGTAAACAACATTTCATAACTAAAAACTATGATACAGTAGAAAATAGACTAATAGGTGATGAACAAAAAAATAAAGGAGGTGAATAAAATGAAAAATAAAAAATATTTTCAATTAACTCAAAATGATAACGAAGTCGATATCCAAATTTATGGAGATATAACATCATGGGAATGGTTTGAAAGTGATATATCAAGTTATACATTATCTAAACAGATAGAAGGATTAGAATGTGACAAAATAAATGTATATATAAACTCATATGGTGGAGAAGTTGCTGAAGGATTGGCAATATACAATCAATTAAAGCGACATAAAGCAAAAGTAAAAACTGTATGCGATGGTTTTGCATGTAGTGCTGCTAGTGTAGTATTTATGGCAGGAGATGAAAGAATAATGTCTACTGCATCATTGCTTATGATACATAATGCATGGACATATGCTAGTGGGAATTCAAAAGAATTAAGAAAACAAGCTGATGATTTAGATGTTATAACTCAAGCATCAATAAATGCTTATATGCAAGAAGTAAATATTACAGAAGAAGAATTAAAACAAATGCTTGATAACGAAACATGGATAGCACCTCAAGAAGCTTTAGAAAAAGGATTTATAACAACTATAGTAAATGAAAAAGAAGTTGAAGAAGTTAGCCAATCTGTTAAAAAATCATTAATGAAGTTGATTTTAAGTGCAAAAAACAAAGAAAATCAAGAAGATGATGAAGATGACACTACTAATAAAGATAATGAAAATAATGAAACTGATAAAGAGGATAATGAATCCGACAAAGATAAAAAAAATAATGAAGATAATGAGCCAAAGGAATTCAGTATGAATTCTTTTTTTAATGCAATAAAAAATATAAATGTAAAATAGGAGGTAGACAAATGTCTTTTTTAGGAAATAAAAAATTAAAACAACAAGAGGTTGCAACTAAAATGCAAAATGCTATGGCAGGAGGAAATGAAGAAGAAATAAAACAAGCATGGATAGAATTCCAAAATGCTATAGTAGAAGATATAAAATCTGACTTTGAAGAATATCAACAAACTGGAGATAAAAATATATTAGCACAAAGAGGTTATAGACAATTAACTAGTGCTGAAGAAAAATTCTATAATAAATTAATAGAAGCATCAAAAATGAGAAATGTTCAACAAGCTGTAACTACTTTAACTGACTTAACTGATAATAAATTAATGCCAGAAACAGTTATAGAAGATGTTTATAGGGACTTAGTTGAAGAACACCCATTATTAAGTAAAGTTAACTTCCAATCAGTAAGATATGCTACAAAATGCATATTTAATGACCACACTAAACAAGCAGCAGTTTGGGGAGAAATAGATGCAGAAATAACTAAAGAAATAACTTCAGCATTCAAAGTTATGGAAATAACTCAAAACAAATTATCTGCTTTTGCAGTAATTCCTATGGGAATATTAGATTTAGGACCAACATTTTTAGATGGGTATATAAGAGCAATATTAAAAGATGCTATAGCTGTAGCTTTAGAAGAAGCGATAGTTAAAGGTGACGGAAAAGGAAAACCAATAGGATTAATGAAAAAATTAACTGGAGCACTAGATGGTGTTTATCAAGATAAAGATGCTATAGCTGTAACTGATTTTGGTGTAAAATCAATGGGTGGATTAATAGCTAAAATGACTAAAAATGAAAAAGGCCAAAATAGACCAGTAAGAGGTTTAACATTAATATGCAATGCTAATGATTACTATACTTTAGTAGCGCCTGCTGTAAGAGTTCAAAATATGAGTGGGGCATATGTAGATAATTTTGCATTTCCTATGGAAGTAGTAATAAGCGAAGCAGTTCCAGCAGGTAAAGCAGTAGTAGCTATGTTAGATAATTACTTTGTAGGTGTAGGTTTTTCTAAAGATGGAGTAATAGAATTTTCTGACGAATACAAATTCTTAGAAGACCAAAGAACATACAAAATAAAAACATATGGTGTTGGTAGAGCTATATGTGAAAATGATGCTTTAGTATTAGACATAAGTGGATTAGGAGAAGCTGTTATCCCTGTTAAAGTAAAAGGCACTGTAGCAACTAAGGAACAAGCTTAATCAAAGAAGGTGATCTTATATGGATAACCTTCTTCAAAGATTAAAAGAAAAATTAAATATTACATGGACGGAAGAAGAAACAGAAAACCGTCTACAAACAATTTTAGAAGATGCTGTATTAACTTTAGACTATAAATTAGGAGCAGATGTAGATTATTCTAAAGGCATGGAAAGAAATCTATTGCTTAATTATTGTATGTATGCATGGAATAACTGTGAAAATGAATTTGACGATAATTACTTTAACAACATTATGCAGTTAAGACAGAAATATGAGGTACAAAATGAAGATAACCAATTATAACGATGGATACATACGAGTATATAAAGAAAAAAATAAAGAGAGTGATTTTGGAGCTAGAAAAAATATAAAAACACTTAATGATTTAGAATTTATAGTTAAATTAGCTTATAAAGAATGCAGCAAAAGACAACAAGATTTAGAATTTGCTGAAGCAAACAGCAGAACATTAACTTTAAAAGTTAAAACTAGACTCTACGACAAAGCTAAAAACAATCACAAAGTAGTAATTAATAATACACTATACGATATAATTTACATTGATTATGACAGAGCGAATAGAGAGATGTATTTATATCTAGAGCAAGTGAGAGAGTTGGAGGGAAGATAGAAATTGAATAAAACAATAGGTATTTTAGGAAAGATACAAAAAACACTTGAATCATTTAGTTATCCAGTTTATTATGGGCGCTCATTTGCTAAAAAAGATGATGATTGGAACTACTTTGTGTTTAATAGATACTATATTGAAAAAAGTGGTAAAAGCAACTGCGACTTTAATTACCACTATCAAATTCACATCATTATGGAAGATTATATCCCAGAAGGTTTTGAGCAGGAAGTAATAAAGACGATACAAGAAAACACAAATTTGAAGCTGGTTGATAGCTCAATGAATTTTAATTACGCAACAAAAAGCGGAACTGATATGGTAGTAGAAATGCTAACTATTGAATTTACTAAACCAGTTAGAGGGTGTAATTTAAATGGCTAGAGCAAACTTTGGAATGTCAGCTGAGGATGTCGAAAAATTACAACAGGAAATAATGAACTTTGGTGAAGGGGCTGAGCAAGTAATTAATAATTATTTAAAAACTGAGGCTAGCCAAATTTTTACTGAATCCATAGTTCATTTGATTCCTGTATCAAATAGAAATAAGAGACATGCTAAAAATAGTAATCCTTTAAAAGCTGAACAAAAAGAAAACTTATCTTTGTATATACACACAAAGAGTCAATATAACTACTTATATTTTCCACAAGAAGCAGAAGGTACAAGCAGTGGAAAAACTCCAAATGATTTTATGCAACATGGGATAGATGCTAAATATGATACAGTAGTAAATCAGATGTTAGAAAAACTACAAAATAAACTTAACGGATAGGAGATGTAACAAATGGCAATAACATATAAAGATGTTTTTTCTGAATATGAGATAAAAGAATCTTCAATAAAAATTGAAGGCGAAGAAACATTTGAAAAAATAGGTTGTGTTGGTTCAATAGAAGAAACACTAGAAACTATAACTGTGACTAAAAAATGTGAAGGCTTAGTTGTCAAATCAGTTACTAGAGGTTCTGGTAATGGAGAAGTTAAATTATCTTTACATATGAGATATGACCTATATACAAAAATGTTTGGGATGGAAGATGAAACACTAGCAGATGGGGTATTAGGATATGGACAAAATTCAAGACATAAAAACTTTGCATTTGTAGCTAAAGTAAAAGATGAAGATGCAAATGTTAAATATATAGCTTATCCTAAATTAATAATACAATCAGGACCAACAAATAAAATAGAAAACGGGGCAGAAGATGTAGCTGAAATAGAAATAACTGCTACTGTTCAACCAGATGAAAATGGATTTGCTAAATATGAAGCACTCGATACTTTATTAGATACAACTATTAAAGGGCAATGGATGACAGCATTCACACCAGATTTAGTTAAGAAAACTCAAGCATAATTTGATACAAAGGTAGGGACAAACAATGAAATGTACAATGTTAGAATTAGAATTAATGGATGGTTCTAAAATTAAATTAACTCTTAATTTTGCTAGATTATTAAAAGTGAAAAACTATAATAAAAAGCTATACGAAGAATATATGCATGCACTAAAAAATCAAGACTTCGATGTTATATTTGACAGTTTAAAAGTAATATATGTTGCTTACCTTTGCGCTAATAGTGATAAATTAGGCAGCGAAGAGTTAATGAGTGAGGAAGAGTTAATGGAAGTAGCGCCAATGGATATAGCAACTATAAATAATTTGGTAGCAGATTTAATTCAGCCTAAAAAAAAGTAGGCTTTAGAGAACCGTTTATAAAAGCAACTAGAAAAAGCAAAGAAAAGTCAAGTGTAAAAATCCCCAAATTTAAACTTGAAGACATTGAGGATTATTACACTTATTTTGTTTTAATTTTAGGAATGAGTGAGGATATATTTTGGAATATAGATTATTCTTCACTCATTTCCATTTTGGATAATAAATTAGCTTATGACAATTACATGAATTATGTAAAACAAAAAGAAATAGAACGAATAAATAGAAGAAGATAGGAGGTGAAAGGATGGCTAATAATAGCAGAGAAGCCAAGATTACCTTCAAAGCTGAGACAGCTGAATTTACTAGTGGTATTAAAAACATGAACAGTGATATAAGTACACTAAATAAACAACTGTCTCTTAACGCTACTCAAATGAGAGCTAATGGTGATAGTGTTGAAGGACTGCAAAAACAGCAAGAATTATTAGAACAAAAATTAGAAGCAAGTGCTCAAAAAGTAGAATATACTAGGGAGTGCTTAGAAAAAGCTAAACAAATCTATGGTGAAAATAGCGAAGAAGTTAGAAAATGGACAGATAAATTAATTTCAGCTGAAACTCAAAATGCAAGTATCCAAAATAGTTTATCTCAAACAAGTAGTAGATTACAAGAGTTAGAAAATGCTACTAGACAATCTGAAAGCGCTTTAGGACAACTTGAATCAACTATTAGTGAACAAGAGCAAGAGCTAAATCAATTGAAACGTGAATACCAAAACGTATGTCTTGAGCAAGGTGAATCATCACAAGAAGCACGAGATTTAGCGCAAGAAATACAAAGACTATCTGGCGAATTAAGAGAAAATAGAGATGCTTTAGAAAATGTTGAGAACGCAGCTGATGATCTAGATACTTCATTAAATGATGCAGGCGATGCAGCAGAAGAAGCAGGTGATGGATTTACTACTGCAAAAGGTGCTATAGCTGAATTTGCCGGGAATGTAATTACTCAGGCCGTTGAAAAAGTAGGGGAGTTTGTATCGGCATTATGGGAACTTCCAGAAGCTACCGAAGAGTACAGGAACATGATGGCAAAACTAGAAGCCTCAACACAACAAAATGGATATTCTATAGACGAAACAAAACAAAAGTATACTGAATATTATGGGTATCTTAAAGACGATATGGCAGTTACAAACTGTATAACCAATACACAAAAGATGCAGTTAAGCCAAGAGCAAACAAATGAAGTCCTTGATAGTGCAATGGCTGTATGGACAGCTTATGGTGATAGTATACCAATTGAAGGATTGACAGAATCTATTACTGAAACAGTTCAAGTAGGACAAGTAACTGGTAACTTAGCTGATGCATTAAACTGGGCAGGTATATCAGAGGATGAGTTCAATAAAAAACTAGAGGCTTGTAGTAATGAAAAAGAAAGAGCAAAATTAATTACTGATACCCTTAATGGGGCATATGGTGAAGGTAAAAAAGTATATGATGAAGCAACTGAAAGCCAAAGAGAAAATGCAGAAGCCCAGCAAAAGTTAGTTGATGCACAAGCTGAATTAGCAGAATCAATATTACCAGTTCAAACGGCGGTTACAGAACTTAAAACAGCTCTATTAGAAGCATTAGCTCCAGCAATAGAAACCGTGTGCGGATGGGTAGGAGATTTAGTTGATTGGTTTAAAAATTTAAGCCCAGAAGCTCAAAATATTATAAAGATTATAGGAATTGTAGCAGGAACAATATTAGGAATAGTTACAATTATTGGAACGGTTCTTGCTGTTGTTAGTGCGCTAAGCGGTGTTTGGGGCATGATAACAGCTGGTGCTGGGATTGTAGCAGGAGCTATCGGTGCAATAAGTGCTCCAGTATTAATTGTAATTGCAGTTATAGGTGCATTAATAGCTATAGGTATTCTATTATATAAGAACTGGGACACAGTTAAGGCTAAGGCTACTGAAATCTGGAATGCTGTGAAAGATACTATCTCTAACGTGTGGGAAGGTATTAAATCAAAGACCACAGAGATATGGAATAGTATAACAAGTACAGTCTCTAATGTGTGGAATAATATAAAAACTACAGCCAGTAATGTTTTCAATAGTATAAAAGGTGTTATTTCCAATGTATGGGAAGGCATAAAATCAGTATTTAATACAGTACTAAATGTAATTAAAGGTTTAGTAACAGCATATTTCAATATGTATAAAACAGTAAT